CATCTGCCCCGTAAAAAAGGCCCGGAGGATCACTCCTCCGGGTCTGGTTCCCAGCGCATCAGGTCGCCTGGCTGGCAGTTGCACAGCCGGCAAATGGTGTCCAGGGTTTCCGTGCTGATCGACTGTTTATGCCGCAGCCGGACGATCGTTCCATTGCTGATCAGGCCTGCCTTCTGCAACCGGTAGCCGGACCAGCCGTTCTCTCTCAACATCTTCAGGATGTCCACAAACACAATCACATAGCATCGCCTCCTTCGGGAGATTGTAACAAAGACCGCCTCCTGCTGTCAATACCAATATTAGAGTTGACTATGCTCCAATATTAGATTATAATGTCATCAGGAGGTGATCATATGGCAATCGAAGCGAAAGCGACACTGCTGAACGAAATGGAGCGAGCCCTGGCCACCGAGGTCACGGCCGCGGAGCTGACGAGGATCCTGACCATCCTGACTGAAAAACTGGATCATTACGACCTGACCATGACCGCCCTGGACGGTCCCCAGCAGGATGATCTGCTGGACGCCTACCTTTCCGCCCTGGCCATCGAAGGCCGGAGCAAGAAGACGATCGAACGCTACCGCTATCTGATCAGCCGGATGATGGACGCTGTCCGGACGCCGACCAGGAAGATCACCGTCTACCACCTGCGCAAATACCTGGCAGACGAAAAGGCCCGCGGGATCTCCGACCGGACGCTGGAAAGCACCAGGCAGGTGTTCTCCGCTTATTTCAACTGGCTCCAGCGCGAGCGCCTGATCGATCAGAACCCCGTGGGGAACCTGGGCGTCATCAAGTACCAGAAGAAGGAAAAGGACGTCTACAGCGAAGTGGACATCGAACGGATGAAATTCGGCTGCAAGAGCTTGCGGGACCGGGCGATCGTTACGTTCCTTCAGGCGACCGGCTGCCGTATCAGCGAGATGGTCGGGCTGAACCGGGACGACGTGGATCTTCAGAGCCTGGAGTGCAAGGTCCTGGGCAAGGGCAACAAAGAGCGGACCGTCTTCCTGGATCAGGTGGCAGCGGCCACCTTGCAGGCCTACCTGGCCACCAGGACGGACGAGCTGCCGGCCCTCTTCGTGGGCAAGGGCACCGAGCGCCTGCACCCCGGCGGGGTCCGGAAGATGCTGTGCGACCTGGGCGCATCCGCTCATGTCTCCCATGTTCATCCGCACAAGTTCCGCCGGACGACGGCCACCAACCTGATCCGGCACGGGATGCCGATCCAGGAGGTCGCTGCCATCCTGGGCCACGACAAATTGGATACCACCATGCAGTACGTCGTCCTGGACAAGTCCGACATCAAATCCTCTTACCGCAAATACGCATAAGGAAGGTGATCCTCATCGTAACAGCCAGGGCATTTATTGAGCAGGTCCTGATCCCGCTGCGGCTGGCCTGGGGCTACATCTACGGCTATGCCGGAGTGAAGTGGACGGCAGAGCTTCAGGACAAGATCGAACGGACCACGGACGCCAACCGGGCCGCGTCCCGGCAGTATGGCAGCCAGTGGATCGGGCGGATGGTGTGCGACTGCTCCGGCCTGATCCGCTGGGCCCTCCGGCAGCTGGGCTCCGACATCATCCACCAGGCGCGCTACCAGTACACCGATCAGAGCGTCCGCAAGGGGAAGCTGGTGAACGGCCGGCGGGAAGACGGTCAGCCGATCCTGCCGGGAACCGCTGTATTTTTGCAGGGCGATCAGGCGCGGATTCACCACGTCGGCGTCTACGTGGGCCAGGGCATCTGCGTCGAGGCCAAGGGCGCGCGCTACGGCGTGGTGACTTCTTCGCTTTCCCATTGGGACCACTGGGGCGAGCTCAAGCAGGTGGACTACACAGACGCCGAGCAGTTGGAAGGCGCGATCGAGATTCCTGAGCGCGGGGACGGACAGGAGCCGGAGAGCAGCTGGCCCAAGGCTGTGGTCAACAACCCCGGAAAGTATCTCAACCTTCGGGCCAAGCCGGACAGCGCCAGCAACCGCCTGGCGCAGATGCCCAGAGGGGCCACCGTCGAAGTGCTGGCCCAGGAGCCGGACTGGTGGCAGGTCCGCTATGGCGGCCGCATCGGCTGGGCGTTCGCTCAGTACCTGAGCCTGATCGAGCCGGACGTGGAAGAACCCGGCGACACCGAGCAGGAGATCCAGCTGGATCCCTCTCCGGATCCCGCCCCAGCTGCGCCTGCTGCGGATCCTCAGCTGACGGATTATGTTGCCGAGCTCCGCGGGATCCGCGAGAGCATCGACCGAGTGATCCGGATGATGGGAGGCGATCCGAAATGATCTGGGTGATCATCTCCATCGTTGTGATTGCGGCAGTCGAGTGGCTGCTGCTGATCGGAAAAAATCGGCCGGGACGGAGGTGAGAAAATGGATACAAACGTCATTGTTGCCATCATAACCGCTGGCGTCTCCCTGATCGGGACCGTTATCACGGTTATGATGGCCAACCGTCAGGCCCTTGCGGCCATGTCGGAGCAGTCAAAACTGACCGACGAAAAAATCAAGGGCAAGATCTCCGTCATTGAGACGAAGATCGACGAATTGAGCAAACGTATAGAAAAACATAACCAAATCATAGAGAGGACCTACAGCCTGGAAACGCGGGTGTCGGTCCTGGAAAAGAAAGGAGCATGAAATGAACATGAGCATGATTGACTTAACCCCCGTTTTTCAGGCCATCATTGCCCTTCTGGCCGCCCTGGTCACCTACCGTCTGATCCCCTGGATCCAGTCCAAAACCAACAAGAACCAGCAGGACGCCCTGATCACCGCCGCCCGGATCGCCGTCCTGGCCGCGGAACAGGTCTTCGGCTCCGGCCGCGGGAAAGAAAAATTCAACTATGCCCTGGCCGCATTGAAAGCCGCCGGCTTTAACATTGACGGTTCTATTGCCATCGCCGCCATCGAAAAAGCCGTCCGCGACCTGAACCTTTTCAAAGATATTCCAGATGATGAACCGGAAGACCAGGCAGAGCCGGTCGAGGTGGTCGACCCGTCAGGCACGGACGGCGTGAAGTTGGACAAAATCTTATACTGTGACGATAAGCCAATCGTCAAAATTACGACGACCCCGGCCGTCGTGGGCTCCGATTACATCACCACCGCCGGCTCCCCGACCGTCACCGCCGAAAACACCGTCACCGCTGCCGACCACGCCAACGCCGTCACCCAGACCGTCGCCCCCGCCCCGGAAGCCCACCCTCCCGAACCTTCCGAAAACGAATAATCTCTGATACGCACGAGCCCCGGCAAAACGCCGGGACCCGTGTTGCATATCGTGTTGCATCGCGTTCCAAAAAGCCGTTTTTAGCTCCGAAAAACCGGAATCCTTTTCGGGATTCCGAAACGTGAAAACGCCCTCTACAAGGGCAAAAAGGAAGAAACCGCGATATTTCGCGGTTTCTTCTGTTGATGCGGCCAACGAGACTTGAACTCTGGGAAAAAGTGGCTAAAACGCCGACATAGACGGGGTTGTGAAAAATTCGTGTTGCATGGCGTGTTGCATCACTTGAAAAAATTGTCGATGGATTCGGTGATTTCCTGGTCCTTGGCCTGCATCACATGCTGATAGACCTGTTTGGTCATTGACGTCGTAGCGTGCCCCATCCTGGCCATGATGTACTTGTCAGGGACGCCCAGGGAGAGCAGGACGCTGTCGTAATAGTGGCGCAGGCTGTGGAAATGGTAGGGCATGTGGAGGCGGTGCATCAGGCGGTCGAAGCGCTTGGTGATGACGTTGGGATGAAAGGGAATGATCAGGGCGTCCGGAGAGACGCCCTCCGGCCGGGTGAGGCATGGCCTGGCTGCCGGCGGGATGGAGACGGTGCGGATGCCGGCGTTCGTCTTCGGGGCGTGGAGGACGAAGTTACTGCTCTTTGATTCCAGGGTGAAGGCCTTGGTGATGTAGAGCAGGTTTCCCCGGACGTCCGACCAGGTGAGGGCGGAGATCTCTCCGCGGCGCAGGCCCATGGTGCTGGCGATGATCAGGACGGGCTTGAAATCGTCCGGGGCGGAATCGATCATCAGGGCGACTTCCTCCGTGGAGGGGATCTCTATTTCCTTGGGTACCAGGCGCGGGAGACGGACGTGGAGGGCCAGATCCGGCGCGGCCTGGGCGAGGGCGGCGGTCAGCAGGCTGTAGACACAGTGGACCGTTTTCGCGCTGCGGGTGCGGGCCAGCTTGCTGATATATGCCTGCACCTGTTCAGAGGTCAGGCGGCGGACGGAGACGTCCGCAATGGGGCCGTAGTGTACCCGGAGCAGGGAGCGGTATTTGAGGACCGTAGACGGGGAGAGGACCGCGGCATTGTGATCGATGTAGGCTTCGATGGTCTCCCGGACGGAGCGGTCCTCCGGGCGGATATTGCGGCGGATCTGCCACTGGGCGGCCTGATATTCCGCGTCCTTCTTATCGGGCGAGGTAAAGGATTCATACTTCCGTTTTCCGTTTTCATCCTTCCCGGCATAAACGAGGCAGCGCCAGGATCCGGAGGGGAGCAGGTGAGCAGTGGGCACGGCGTTCTCCTTTCAGTCGAACAGGTAGGAGGTAGGAGGGAGAAGGTAGGAGGTTATTTCGGCAGAGAGTATAGAAATGTGTGAAAGCTATCTTCTTCCTGGTATACAAACTGCCCCATGTGTGCAGTGTTATACGGTATCGGATCATTCTGGAAATAACCGGTCCCGAATACTTTGTCCCCGATGCGCAGGCAGCGCATCGCTTCAGACAGGCGTTCTTCTTCGGGGATCTCCGGGAAGGTGGCAGCCAGGGCGGCGGCTATGTTATTGATGAATACGCCGACCGAGACGCGGGGCTTGTGCTTCAGAGCCACCGCCGTGATAGCACAGTCTTCCGGAGTTTCCGCGCTTTCCAGATCCAGCATGATCGCCACGATATTTCTTGAATCCATGCCAGTGAGAAACCAGACGTTATCTTCGAGATATTCTTCCCGCATGAACACACGGAAGCCGTCTCCTATATCCTGGTTAAATCTCTCTACAAATTCCGAAGCCGTCAATGCGTAGGCGCTGTTCATTAAGAATAGGATTAACATCATTAAAGACAAGGCTTTTTTCATATGTCCTCCGGTTTATTCCGCCACGTCGGCAGTAAATACAGATTCCCCGGGATAGACCTTTAAGGCCATGACCATCTGCTGCCGGATGTACTCACGGCCCTGAGAGGACAGCGAGCGATAGTCCCGCAGCAAAGTCAGTTCGGAAGCGTTCATTTCTTCCGGCTGACTTTTTATTTGCCTGTGTTCGGTGATCAGATACCCGACAGTACAGCCGAGGCCTTCCGCGATCATGGCCATCGTTTCTTCGGTCGGGGATCTCTTTTCCGCTTCGATCATGGAGATGGCCTGCTGAGAAACGCCGCTCAGTCTGGCCAGGTTTTCCTGGCTCAGATTTCGGGCCAGGCGTTCCGCTTTCATGTTTTTCGCAAATGTGCCCACTGTTTCCACCTCAGCTTTTTGTTTATTATACCACTTTTGTTGTTGACAATATAAAACCATTGTGTTAAGATACCACTACAATAGTTGTGTCGAGGTGATTACATGGTCAATCTACGCGCCATGCGGGAAAAGAGAAAAATGACGCAGCAGGAGCTTGCTAACCGGGCAGGTATCCCTCAGCAGACCATTGCCGCCATTGAAACCGGCATCAGGAAGAATCCAGGCGTCATGACTTTGTTCCCGATCTGCAATGTTTTGAAATGCACCATCGACGATCTGATCGTCGAGGATGAAAAAGGAGCCTGAAAATAGACCGAAGGGGGCGACGATAAATGCCGAGGGTCATGCTGACCGAGGCCCAGCGGAGGGCTGAACGGTACCGGAAGGAAAACGAGGAGATCAAGGGGCGGATCGGCGCTTATATGATGATCTCCGGGAAAACACTGGCCCAGGTGGGCGCGCTGGCGGGGATCCGGCAGACGACGATGTACGAGCGGATGAAGGACCCGGGGACGCTGAGACTGGACGAGTACAGACGGCTGATGGATGTTGTGGGTAGGGAATAGGCATTAGGGATTAGGCATTAGGCCGGAAGGAGCGAAACATGTTCAAGAGACTGATCGCGTCGTTGACGCTGGATTATGAGTTTGTGGCCCGGGGGCGCGGGATCCTGACGAAGGAAGAGATGGACCTGATCTCCCGCGGGGACAGGATGAAGGTGGAGAAGGCCGACCAGATCCTGCCGCCGGTAGGTGTGCTGCCGAACCTGGACGACCAGATCGATCTGAAGGAGTGCGGGCTGATCGTGAACCACATCGACGAAATGTGCGAGTGGATCGACCAACTCTCACGAACAGAAATCGTTTGATTTCTGTTCGAGGTAGGAGGTAGGAGTTAGGAGGTAGGAGGTTAAATGAGCGATCCAAAGAGCAACGCTCCGGACCTGGGACCGGAGGAGCATCGGCATATCTGGGAATACAACCCTGCTTACAATCTGTTCGTCTGCCGGGTGTGCATGGCGATGCGGTTTCCGTTGCCCGGCGAGGTCGAAATGCAGACGGCGTCTGAGCTGAACATCCGGCACGACGGGGAGGAGAGCGACCTGTGAAGGGCAGGCCCATCACGGACCAGGGAGCCCGGGCGCTGGCGGCGGCGGTGGCATTGCAGGCCTGCCTGGACTGGAAGCTGCTCCAGCAGGTGGTCAGCGGGAAGCGCAGGCCGTGGCCGCTGGGCGGGCTCAACATGAGCCGCCCCCAGGAGGAGCTGCGAAAGCTGGAGCAGTTCTTCCTGGGCGGGTGGTACGAAACGCTGACGGACCACCGGGGCGACGTGGCGCTGGCCCTGCTCCAGCGCGACGAGCGGACCAAGCGCCACGCCCGGATCGGCCGGCAGGGCCACCAGAAACGGGCCTGCGATTGGAACATCAGCCGGAGCTGGCAGGATCTCCCGGACGAGGAGCTGCGGGACGAGCTGATCAGCCAGGGGATCTACCAGCAGGACATGGCGAGGGCCATGGGAATCTCTGACTGGCTGCTGCGGAAGCGGATCCGGAAGGGGCTGAGCGAGGAGGACGTGGAGGAGATTCGGGAGATCATACGGAGTAAGGGGATTAGGCATTAGGTAAATACCTCCTACCTTCTACCTTAGCGAACGCAGTGAGCCAGCGCTGGGCGGGGTTTTCTTCTTTGACCGCCTTCCGGGGGCAGCACCCGGACGCCGCACCACCGCCCCGTTTTGACAGGGCGGGGCGGGTCCTTTCTACTCTTTCATGATACTGGCGCTCCGGAAAGACGGAGGCGGCGGGGAAACCCGCCTGTGCGCGCGCGAGCGACCAGACCGTCTGGATTAGCGGGTGGCGGTGGTGTAACTCCACCGGCGCGCACCAGGGCTGCGGATGGCCCGAATATCCGCGGGTTTAGAAGTATGCTCCCACCCATGAGGAAGCGGCTGTACCCATAACAGCACGCAAGAGATGAAAGGTTGGCAGTGGGAAAAGACGCCACCCCGGGCCTTCGGCATTGGGCCCGGGAAGCTCACAAGAGAAAGGAGAAGGGACAATGAGTGACCTGTCAACACTTAAGTCCGGACGCCTGAGCGGGCGGACGAAGGACGAGATCGACCGGGACTTCCGGGCGTGCTGCCGGAAGGCGGCGGAGGACATCCTGCGCCTGGGCTACGATCTGATCGAGATGAAGGAGGTCTGCGAGCACGGCGAGTTTCTGGCCTGGCTGAACGAGGTGGGCTGGCAGGAGCGAACGGCGCAGAACTACATGCGCGTGGCCAAGGCCTGGGACGAAAACCCGAAGTTGATGTCCATGGGCTACACCCGGACGGTGGCCCTGCTGGCCGCGCCGGCGGAGCTCCAGGAGCAGGCGGCGGAAGGGAAGCTGGACGACAAGAGCGCCGCGGAGATCAAAAGGCTGTCCAGGGAGCTCAAGGAAGCCCAGAACGAGGCCGAGAGCTACAAGCAAATCGTCCGGAACCAGCAGCACAGCGCAGCCGTTGAAACCAGGGAAAAAGGAAAACTGCAAAGAGAACTGCAAGAGCTACGCGAACGCGAACCCGAAGTCCGCATTGTCGAGAAGTTCCCGGAGGACTACGAGCTGATCAAACGTCAGCTGCGGATGGCGGAGGACGCGGCCCAGGACGCGGAGGCCCGGGCGGACGAGGCGGTCCGGCAGGCCCAGGAGGCCATGGCCGGGCAGGCGGACTGTTATGAAGGTCCGAGCGTCTCCGGGTTCATCGGCGCGGTGAACGCCTTCCTTGCCACGTCCGGCCATCTGCCTTACGCGGAGGACTGGCTGCGCACGTTGTCAAGGGACGACCGCAAGAGCGTGAAGATGTTCACGGACAGCGTCTGGCACTGGGCGGAGAACATGCTCAAGGCCCTGGAAGCGGACAGGCTCGTTATTATCCCCGGAGAGGGGGCCGTAAGTAATGCAGAGTGAAGAGCTGTGTCAGGTAGGAAGTAGGAGGGAGGAGGTAGGAGGTAATAGTCCTGCTTCTCAGCTCATACTTGTGACGAACCAGCTGCTCTCCGTCGTGGCCAGGCTGGAAGCGCGGATCGCGGCGCTGGAAGAGGACGGGAAGATCACGATCCTGCATCAGGACGCGCTGAAGCTCTCCCAGCTGATCCGGGAGAGGGCGAAGGTCCTTGCCGACAAGTATCAGCTGGGGCCGGCCGGAGAACGGAAGATCCGGATGGCGATCAAAAAGGCGGTGCTCCAGCAGTACGGCATCCGGGATCTGCATGATCTCCCGGCGCGGCGTCTTCCGGCGGCGCGGATGCTGATCGAAGGCTGGAGCAGCTACCAGGCGATCCGGGAGGCGAGCCTATGCGGATGAATAACGGTATTTATCCCGGGCCGATCACCCCGGAGGAGATCGAACGGGTCAAGAAGCTGCGGGACAGTGGGGCCGCGCCGGCGGCTCCGAAGCCTGTCCCGCGGGAGATCAGACGCCCTGTGGACGAGCACCGGGAGCGGATGAACGGCAAGGAGCAGGCGGGGCTCTATTCCCTGGGCGGGGCGAACGAGCTGCTGGCCCAGAACGTGCCCGACGGCCTGGGGAAACGCCTTCGGAAGCTGGGGCTCTGGTGGCGCTATCAGGGACTGATCCGTCAGCTGCGGAACATCCAGGAGGCGGTGCAGGACACGGCGGACAAGGACCAGATCAGGACCATCGCCCTGCGCTGCCGGCACGTCAATATTTTCGTCGGCATGGACCGGGTCGGCGATCCGGACGGCACCTGGGTGCGGATCCCGGACCTGAACACGCTGATGGGCGCGGTGCTGAACGACACCTGCGGCCTGTGCGTGAAGACGTCCGCCGAGGCGGATCACTGCGAGCTGCGGCGGGCGCTCCGGGCCATGACCACCATCAGCAACCGGGAGATCAGCCCGGCGAGAAACGGGTGCATTTTTAAGTCTATGACGGTGATGGAGCAGATCGAAAACGACGAGGGATTAGGCATTAGGGATTAGGGATTAGGCAGATAGTGAGGAGTGAAAGACGGTATGCCGATGGATAAAGCCAGGTATCCGGCAGACTGGAAAGCAATCGCCCGGCAGGTCAAGGAAAAAGCTGGATGGCGCTGTCAGAACTGCGGAAAGCAATGCCGGAGGCCGGGCGAACCGCTGGACACTCATCAGCGTACACTCACTGTTCACCATATAGATCACTGTCCGGAAAACTGTTCCCCGGACAATCTGATCGCGCTGTGCGCTCCGTGTCATCTGAGGGCTGACGCGCAGCATCACGCAACTACCAGGAAAGAGAGGAAACAGAAGGCATGAAAATTTCATTCGGAGATCATTCGGTCGAAGTCCGGCCGTGGGGCGGAAAGGACTCCGGGAAGGTGCTGCTGATGACGGACAGCGGCGAGATGAAGAAAACGATCCTGAACCAGTGGGCCGAATTTCCAGAGGCATTTGAGCACCTGGCGGATGATGCGTGTGTGGAGGACATGGCCGGGATGTGGTTGATCGTGGTCGACGCCAGGAAGGTCGGGATCTTCTTCGACCTGGAAAAGATGCGGCCCGGGGTGTGCGTGTGCCAGGAAGCGGACGACGAAGAGAGTGAAGAATGAGCTGATCCTTGCCGGCGATCCCGATCTGGAAGACCTTTATCTGTGCGAGGTCGTGAAGCCGGCGGACCATCTGACGCCGAATCCGCTGGTCAAGGTGCTGCGGATCCTGCGGTACCCGATCCAGCACGCGATCATGCTGCCGGACGTCGTGAACGAGAACGTGCCGATCGAAGCCGGCACGGTGTGCAGGCTGGAAGGGATCAGGGACCAGGGATTAGGGAATAGTTACGAGAAGATCCTTTCGCTGACTTACGCTGAAAGTCAGCGATTGTCAGCGGAAGAATACCTGCAAAGAGCGCCGCCGGGCGAGGCTGAGATCGTCCGGCGGCATCTGCGCGGTGAATATGGCAAAAAAAGAATCGTCATCGGAAAGTAATGACGCTTCCGGAGATCAGAGGACCAACGGCAGCAGGCCGGGCGCGAGCGCTCCGCCTTTCTGACCCTTGGTCCGAACCAAAGGAAGCCTCGAAAGGATAACACTATGCCGAACAGACTGATTAAGGAAAGCATCTGCACCAGCGACACGATCAACGAGCTGAACTGGTTCCAGGAAGTGTGTTTCTATCGGCTGATCACCGTGTGCGACGATTACGGGCGGATGGACGCCAGGCTGCCGATCCTCAAAGGCCGGATGTTCGCGCTGAAAGAGGACCTGCGCGCCGGCGAGATCGGCAAGGCCCTGGCCGCGCTGGAGAAGGCGGGGCTGATCCGCACGTACCGGGTGAAGGGAAAGCCGTATCTCCAGGTGCTGACGTGGAACGACCACCAGCAGATCCGGGCGAAGGTGCCGAAATATCCCGGCCCGGAGGAAGCTGATATCACCTGCAATCAAATGATATCAGATGATATCATATGCACCCGTAATCCAATCCAATCCGAATCCGAATCCAATCCGAATCCGAAAGAGGACGCGCGCGCGAGGTTTGGCGTTTTCTGGGACGCTTATCCCAAGAAGGTCGGCAAGGGCGCGGCGGAAAAAGCCTTTGAGCGCTGCCGTGTGACGAAAGAGCTGCTGGACCGGATGCTGAAAGCCGTGGCCAGGGCGAAAGAGTCCGTCCAGTGGCAGGAAGAAAACGGCCGTTTCATCCCGAATCCGGCGACCTGGTTGAATCAGAGGCGCTGGGAGGATGATCCAGTAAGCCTGGACATCGGCGGAAAAAGCGTTTCCGCCCAGAAGTACGGCCAACGTGACTATGACGAGAAGCAGCTGGAAGACCAGCTGGGCGTGAACGAGCTGTTCAAGGCGGAGGGGTGACATGCAAAAATTGCCATCCCCGATCCCGGGGAATGTGTACCGGGCGGTGGAGCATCATCTGCGGCACCGGGCGGCGGTGCTGCGCCGGGCCCTGCTGGACCTGAGCGACGCCGAATCCGACGCCGGGGCCATCCGGTCGCCGGGGGCGGAGAGCGTCGGCGGGGGCAGCGGAGGGTCCGACCGGGTCTGCGGGGCGGCGCTCCGGATCGCCGAGGCCAGGACCAGGGTGACCAGGGCCCAGACGTGGCTTTCCGTGTACCAGCAGACCATGGATGTATTTTCCGGCACGGACGCCGGGCGGGCTGTGCGGTATCTGTTCGAGCGGGCGCTGAGCCAGGCGGAGACAGCGCGGAAACTCAACTGCGACCGTCAGACGATCCGGCGGTACAAAGACGATTTTATCATTCGGGCCAGCTTTTTGGCGGTCGGCTGCGGGCTGATCCGAATGAAGGACGACGGGAGGATAATCGACAATGCTGGCGATGGAGATCATCGGGAACCTGACGCGTGATCCGGAGAGCCGGATCATCAAGCGGGACGGCGGGGACCGGACCGTGTGTAATTTTACGGTGGCCGTCAACCGCGTCGGCCGGGAGGACGCGGCGTTCGTGCGCGTGGCCGTCTGGGGCAAGGCGGGCGAAAACTGCCAGAAGTTCCTGGCCAAAGGCCGGAAGGTGTACGTCCGCGGAGAGCCGTCCGTCCATGTGTGGACCAGCCGGGACGGGGAAGTCAAGGGCGAGCTGGAGATCACCGCCGATCCGATGGGCGGGGTGGAGTTCCTGACGCCGAAGGGCCAGGGCGAGCAGCAGGAGGCGTTCCGGCAGGACACCGGCATGGAGCCCAGCGACGTCAACGGATTTGTCGAGGTGACGGAAGATGAGCTGCCGTTCTGACAAGGTTTACGTCCTTTACCGGGTGGAAGGCGAGAAGAAGACGCCGATCGGGTGGTATGACCTGATGGCGGAAGCCATCTGCGCCCTGGAGGAAGAACGGGCCAAGGAGGACGGGCCGACGCTGGAGATCAACACGGAGGTTGCACACAGGCATGAGCAGTAACTGGATCAACGCGAAGTTTTATAAACCCCTGGACGGCGAAGAGGTGCTGGCCGTGGTGAGCGGGCAGCACGGGGGCTTCCGGTATGACCACGAAGTGGTGCGGGCCATCTGGGACGAGGGCAGCTGGTACCTGGACGACGGGGTGGTGGACGACGAGCAGACCATTCTGGTGTCCGACTGGATGCCGATCCCGCAGCCGATCGTGCGGGACGCTCCGCAGCTGGTGGACGCCAAGGAGCTGATGAACCGGCTGATCCTGATCAGCGCGACCGCCGGGCAATGGAGCGGGCCGCACGTCATCCAGGAGGTGATCCAGGAGGTCAGGAGGATGACGGATTAGGTAGGAGGGACGAGGTATATACCTTAGCGAGCGAAAGCGAGCGCTACCTTCTACCTGAGCGAATGAAATGAGCGAATTACAGCCGTCTCCGCGCGCAGGCGCGGGATGCCCTTCAGCCGGTCGGCGATCCTTTCCGCCGCATGAGCGGGTCTTGCGCATAGGTCCCGCGCACGTTCGCAGAAGCCGTCTGCGGACGCCGGCGTCTCCAGGCTGCCGTTCCGCAGCATGTTTGCAAGCTTCATGTCAATGCGGGGCCGGAGACGGCTGGGCAAATACGAAATCGATTTCGGATTTGGGAGGGAAGTATGTGGATCAGAGTTGAGGACAGGTCACCAGATAAGGATGGAGATTATAAGGTGATCAGACGCGCCGGCCGTTGTACGCAATTTGGAGGGAAAAAAGGCTATTACGAAGACGTATGCAAATTTGAAAATGGCTATTGGCACAGTAACAAAGGGGTCTGCATCAGTACCGTCGAATGGTGGTGGTGTGATTAAGCTTCATGTCAATGCGGGGCCGGAGACGGCTGGGCAAATACGAAATCGATTTCATTTTTTGAAAGCTGTTTGTCCTGTTTTTTTGAGCATCGGACAGTCAGGCAAACAAGGCCTATCCGTTCCTGATCATAATAATGAAGAAAACCAGAACGGGGGGCGGCCGTGAAAATGTCTGAATATTTGCAAAACGCGACAAAAAGGGAGGCGCACGGATGAAGGTGGAGCCCATCCGGGACAAGAAGGTGATCCGCGATCTGATGGATGTCCTGGCGCAGGACAGAAGTCCGATCGGCGAGAGGCGGTATCTGTTATTTGTGAGCGGGATCTTCCTGGGGCGCAGGATCGGCGACCTGCTGAAGCTGAAGGTCGGCGATGTACGGGGCCGGAAGTATCTGGAGATCACTGAACAAAAGACCGGGAAGAAAAAGCAGATGGCGTTCAATGACACACTTCAGAAGATCTATCGGGAGAGGCTGGCTGACCGGGATCCGGAAGAGCCGCTGTTTATCAGCAGGCAGCGCAACCGGATCACGGGCAGGGCGCAGGCCATCACAGAGAGGACAGCGCTCAGGGATGTCCAGGCGATCGGAAAGATCGGGAAGCTGCCTGCCGATGTTCACATCGGAACTCATACGCTGCGGAAAACATTCGGCTATTGGTTTTACCGGAATTACGGGGACATGGCCATGCTGATGAAACTGTTCAACCACAGCAAGGCAGAAGTAACCCAGGTGTATATCGGCATAGATGACGATGAACAGCGCAGCGCTTTCCGCAGAACCAGTCACATGTATGACGATTGATAAAAATTTCCCGATGTATGATACATTGACACCGTTTCGCGGACGTGATAAGATACGCTCGAAAAGTTGTGAGGATTCCGGAACAGACCGGGGTCCTCTTTTTGTTGGAGCGATGAGCTCCGTCAGGCAGAGCCGCACATCTATCCATCTACTGGGGCGGCGGGGTTTCCCTCTGCTGGCGGGGGCAGAGATGATCATCATGAAGGACGAAAACTATTATCGACACGCGAGGCATCGCGCCTGGCGGGAGGCTGTCCTCAAGCGCGCTGGCTACCTGTGCGAGGAGTGCAGGAAGTACGGCAGGCATGACAAGGACGGCAATCCGGTCAGAGCAGTGACGGCGCATCACATCCAGCACCTGGATGAACGGCCTGACCTGGCTTACGATGTCCGGAACGGCATGGCGCTCTGCAACGCCTGCCACAACAAGATGCACCCTGAAAAGGGCGGGCGCTACTGGTAACCACTCGCATTTTCTTCCGCGCAAGCTGACCCCCCCACCCCCTAAATATTTTTTACTGGGGGAGCTTAAC